CATCTTCACCTGTTTCTTTATTTACCATTTGCATTTCATCTAGATCTTCTTTATCCATCATGTCTTTAATGTAAGCTGCTTTTGGGTCTTCAGGTAATGTATCTATTACCCCTTTTCTAACTAGACCCATAAAATATAATTTAGCTTTTTGGTCTAATGATAATTCTTGAATTCTTTTTTTAATGTCCATTTTTTATTTTTTAAAAATCTGAGGCCATACCTCCTAATATAAATTTTCCAGTGATTTTAAAAGGAACTTTAGATATGCTTTCATCCCTAATTACTACACCTTCGTGTTTGTCAGCGGAACCCATAGGTGAATCTAATACTTTAAGTACTTCATCTCCTAATTTTTCAGTTGCAAGATACGTTGTAAATCCTTGTACTGCTTTTTTTCTGTCTTCAGCGTCGTCAAACAATCCATCTATGTTTTCTCCATTAAGAATAGCTAGATAAACTTGTTTAGATACAGCGCCTACTTTTTTATTATTTACAGTACTACTGTCTGGTTTGTATCCTACGTTCATAAATATAAAATCTTCTTCAGGGATATTGTCTAGTGAATTTAACCACTGTCCTAAAGATTTTGTTTCTGACGATTCACCTGAATTAACTGTGTAATTTTTAGACAACGCGCTACTAAAATTAGGTTTATTTTTTAATTCTGTAGGTACAGATCCATAAACTTCGTAGCCTCTTTTTTTAGCTGTAGGTTTTAAGTTGTTTAATAATGATTGTAAATCATCTTTGCTGTAAGATACTTCTGAAGACACTCGTTTAGTTAATGGTCCTCTTTTACCTTGTACTTCTTTACTTTCTATTTTATTTAAACCATGAATTGCAATAAAATTAGAACCATAATCTTGTACGTTTGTTTTTCCACTAACATACTCCATATTAAATAGTATGTTTGGGTCATCAAATGCACCTAATTTTCTAAGATCATTTTGAATAGCAGGTAATGCTTCATTAAACATATCTAATACTTCTCCTCCTATTTTAACCATTCCATGACCTTTACCAAATCTAGCTAGTAAATCATCCTTTGTAATTCCTTTTAAATCAAGTTCTTTTTTAGAACCTCTATCCATTACAAATTGTTTTTTACCATCTACATCTATTAGTCTAATAGAACTATTTACACCGTCTATTTTTATAGCACCTGGTTTTTTATCTAATGAGTCAGCTGACTTTTCAAATACATCTAATAATGATTTACCATTGTTTACATTTGGTAAATTAAATGGGTGGGCCATGTGCCCTGCTGCTCCACCTTCTGTTAGTAGTATTTCATTGATAATTTCTTTCCACCATGCTTTAGTGAATGTAGCTTCTTTTTTCATTCGTTTAGTTTTTCTTTTTAAAGTGCCTTTTAAATAATCAGGTACTTCCATATACTGATCTCCTTGTTTAGCTGTGTCTTTTTTAAGACGTTTAAGATTTTTAGCATGTTTAGCTTTTTCTTGATTATTCATTGTACCCATCATCATTTCTTCTAATGATGAAACTAATTCCCATGCTCTATCTTTTTGTTCGTCTTCTAAAAAATTAGGAATAAATTTTTGAAATAATTCTTTATTACCATTTTTAATAAATTCTCTCATTTTAGTACCTGACACACCTCCTGCTTGGGGTGGTACTAAAGTTGTTTCAAATTTAATTCCTCTTGGTTCTGCAAATTTATTAATGTTTTTAAAACGAGCGTCATTTATATCTTTTTCACCCATTCCTAAATAAATTGTAGATTCTTCAGGGGCTTCATTTTCTACAAAATCATACACGTCTTGTACTGGGGAATTTGAATTTGAAGCTACTACTGTTATTTTTTTAGAAATTGGGTCTGGATCATTATTAAGATAAAGATCCCATAATTGTAAAGAAATTTCTCTTGTAATACCATCTCGCTCTTTAGCACCAATTTTTACTATTACATTTTTAGCATCAGTATTTTGAGCTAACCATATAGCCATATTATAATGACCAGCATGGGGAGGTTTAAATCCTCCAGGTAAAAGCGCGATTCTTTCCATTAACTATATAGTTTTGTAATAAATATAAACCTTTACGACAAGGCTAATTTCTTTTTCATTAACACAGAAGCTGTTAATTTTGTCGCATTGTGTAATAATTTTGTGAAAGCTTCAAAACCTAATTCAGATGGGTCTTTATCATCCATTTCTATAAGATAAACTTTTTTTCCGTAGCCCATAAGTGTTTCAGCGTGTTTAAAAGCATCTTTAAGAGCATCTTCATCTAAAGCAAGATATATTTTTTTAACATTTGATTTAATTATTTGTTTCATTAAAGAATCAGAAATTCGTTTACCAAATAAAGGAATCGCATTACGTTTTATAGCCATTGCATCAAATGCACCTTCGCATAAAATAATGGGTAAATCCCAGTTTATATACATTTCGAACCCAATTATATCCTTGGTACTGGAAGCCAACTTATGTTTAATATACGCGTTTTTATCAAATGATCTACCAACATAATAATTTAAAAAGCCATCTTTATCGTACGAAGGTATTACAACCATGTTTCTTAAGTCGCCTTGTTCGCAATAATGTAAATCATACTTAACTACATCTTGGGGTGTGATTCCTCGTTGATTTAAATAATGTAGCGCGTGTTTCGACAATATCGCTGAAGACGACATAATAGGCGTTACTCCCGATGGTAATTGCAAGGAACCCGATGGTACTTTAACTGTAGTTTGTTTTCTAAAACTGTATTGAGAGTCAATGTCTTTTAAAATTTCGTATGCTTTTGGTGATGCACTTACTGCTTTAAGTAGTTTGAATGCTCTGTGTCCTTTATAACCACAAACCCAACATTGGAATTTTTGGGTTGATAAATTTAGGGTTAATTTTTTCTTATGGTGGTTGCAAGAAGGACAAGTAAATACAGCTTCATCTCCTCCACGAGCTGACTTACTTTTACCTAAAATTGATTCTAATAACTGTTTTAATAAATCTTCTTTCATCTAAAGTCTCTATCGTAAAACTTACCTAATATATTATCATTAAGATATTTTTTATCTTCTAAAACCTCTAATATAAATTGGTATTTGCATTCTAGGTATGTAAGTTCTTTTTTATTATAAGCCACTTGTAAAATTGTTCTTTCCAAATCATCATCATTTGCATCTTTAATAAACGCATGTGATCCATAGTAAGTTTTCCAATCGCTTTCCTTTAATACTCTTTTGTATACTGGTGGACGACCTTTACCTTCCCATAGGGCTTTTTCTTTTTTACCTAATTTTTTCTTTAAATTATAAATTAAAGACTTTTTACCAATGTATCTCTTTCCTGTTGGAATGTGAGTTGTTTGATAAATGAAACCAAATGCTCCTTCTGGGAGGTCACTTATTTCATTAATTTGTTTGTTTTGATAGTACCATTGCATATACACAATGTACGAAGGCTATTTTAGGTATCCCAGCGAAGTACGAAAGTAGTGTCAGTTTCGTTTGATGTTCTTATAGGTTGAGCCATTTTACCTACTACTAATAATTCATTATTTTCATTATATAGACCAATTGTAGTAACATAAGGTTTAAAAGCTGAGCTTGTTTGAAAAGTAGCCATTTCTTCTTCATTTATTGATCCTATTTTTCTTGCTGAAATATTTGTTGTATTATTAAATTCATGTTCTTCAACTGTACATTGGTATTCATGTTCATAGATTTGGTGTGAACCTTGAAATTGTAAAGTATTTATAGTACCAGTACTTGTGGTATCTAACATACCTAAATATTTAGGAAGAGTTATTGTTACAAACCCATTTTTATAAAATATATTCCCAATGTAAGGTGAACTATTACCATGGTTTAAATGAAATCCTATCTGAGTATTTGTTATTGCTTTATTGTATATTTGGATTTGGCTTAAAGAACCACTTAAATATTTTTCTTTACCACCTTTACTACCTATATAAACATTAGCTGTATTTTGAGTTTGTTTTGTAATATTATCTGATCCTGAAATTCCCGTCCCTACACCATTTATAAAAATTTCCATTTGGGAATCTTTACATCTACAAGTTATGTGTTGTTGGGTACCTGGTGTGTAAGATGCACTATAAGTAGTAGTAATTTTACCGTCTGATCTTCTAAAAAATATTTCTTTATTAAAAGTATATATTTCAAAAGGAAATTGAGGTTCTGCTTCTATTTCATAAGGTGTATTATAAGGGTTAGAAGCTGAATTATGTAATTTAGGGAAATTACCTGGATTTGCTTCTTTAGTTGTACTTTTAGAAATTAAATAATAATCTATATCTGTTCCTAAAGTAAATGTTGATGAGACTGATCCATCTACTTTTTGGTTAAATTGAGCTGTTGCTGTTACTGTTGTATTTCCTATAGTACCAATTGTAGGAGGGGTATCTAATTGTTTTATAGTTACAACATCATTGACAGCTGTTGCTACTAATTTACCATTATGGCCTGTAGAACCGTTAATAGCATTAGCTAAATTTGTTGCTTTTACATTATCTTTATTTGCAGTAGCTTGGGCTATTTTCCATTGAATAGATGTTATCCCCGAACCTAAATTTGATGCATTAGCACCTGCTGTGCATCTATAAATTACAGTAGTTCCATCTGAAGATATTAATGTTAAATTTTCATTACCAGCAGCAGAAGCTGTTATATTATTAGTATTAATTGTTAATTGTCCTACAGTAGGAGGTTTTACATTTGTCCAAAATGAAATAGTAAAATCATCTCCTGGGTTAAAATTAAAGTCTCCTTTATGACCTACTTTTATAGAAGGTGATATTGTATCATTAAAATCTATACAAGGAAAATTACCACCATTTAATGTTTGTGATGAAAAATTAACGTTTTTATATTGAAGTAAATTATGAAAATAACTGTCATCATATTCATCTCCTTCTGGTGTACTATATGAAGAAATAGGGTTTATCCTTTTAACACCATCTAAATAAAAATACTGGTCTACCCCATCAACAGTATAACCATCGTAAACATTTAAATCATATCGTTTAAAACCATTTACTGGTCCTATATCTAAAACACGTGAACGTACATCTGTTTCATAATTAGTGTCTATAAGATCTTTTTGATCATATCTTACAAGATTACCATATCCATCATCTATAACTTCAAATGCACTTGAAGACAAATAAAAA